GCAATAGTTGAACCTGTTAAAATGAGTGAAGAAACTCACGATCATTTTGATATTGATTCATTAAATGGGGAATCAATTGATGACGAATGGGAATTAGTAGATAAACGAGAACATTCAGATGAAAATATTTCAATTGAAGAATGGGCAAATAAATTAATTTCTGAAAAAAAAACAAGTTTACAAAGATTAGCCGAAGTAATTAAATCTAGTCCAAGTGCTAAAAGTTATTTGGATAAAGGTTTATATAAAGTACGTTATGAATATGCAGAAAGATATTCAAAGCCAAACTCTAGGAAATTCTGTAGACAAATGATGTCTAGAACATCTTCAGGAGTTGTTTATAGAAAAGAAGATATAGACCAGGCAAGTTTTCAGGGAGTAAATAAAAACTTTGGACACGAAGGTCAATCTTATTCACTTTTCAAATACAAAGGCGGAGTAGCTTGTTCACATTTTTGGAATGAAAATCTATATCGATTAAAAACTAAAACTGATGGAACACCATATCAGGACAGAGCATTAAGTTCAAGCGAAGAAGTAAATTCAATTGCAGGATATAAACCAACTCCAGCAGGATTAGCCGAATCAAAAATAGCACCAATAGATATGCCGAATATCGGACATCACCCAAATTATAAAGGATAATGGCAAAAGCACTTTTTATAACAGATAAAGAATTAAAGCAATTTACTGCTTTAAATGGAAATTTAGATCCTGACAAGACAAAGCAGTTCATTATAATTGCACAAGACACGCATATATATAGCTATCTAGGTAGTAAACTATTTGATAAAATAAACGATGATTTAGTAGCTGGAACTTTGTCGGGTAACTATTTGTCTTTGTTGAATAACTATATTAAGCCAATGGTTTGCCAATGGGCAATGGTTGAAATCCTTCCTTTTTCAGCTTATACAATTGCTAATAAAGGAGTCTATAAACATAACTCCGAAAATAGTACATCGGTTGAAAAATCAGAAATTGATTATTTGGTTGAAAAGCAAAGACAAATCGCAAATAACTATACTCAAAAGTTTATTGATTATATGATTGATAACTATCAATTATATCCTGAATATTACCTAGCACAAACAGGGGAACAGATTCCTTTAATGAGTGCCAATTTTGGAGGTTGGTATTTGCCTGAAATGAAAAGGTTTATTCAAAATGATGCAGGGGATTTTAGAAATAACTAATAAATAAATTATGGGTTTAAACTTTTCACATATAAAAGGAGATACATTTGAAGCGGTTAATTTTGCAGTTGTAAAAAATACAGTTGCATTAAGTTTAACAGGAGCTGTTATTAAAATGCAGTTAAAAAAAGAATGTAACGGAGTTGCTATTTTAGCATTGACTTCTGTTGCAAGTGCTGGTTTAACTATTACAAACGCTGCAGGAGGTTTATTTAAAATCAACCAACAGATTATTAATATAGCTGAATTTAACTATATTTATGATATACAAATAACGTTTGCAGATGGAACTGTTAAAACTTGGGTAGAAGGTAATTTTGTTGTTAAATGTGATATAACAAGATAGTATGCCAGATAATGTAAATATAACCGTAAACGAAACTATTGAAAACGTAGTTATAAATCCTTCTATTTCTACAGATGTTATTGATTTTAATATAACATCTACTACAGAAAATGTGACTATTGATGTAACTCCAAATCTTACAACTGTAAATATTAATAGTATTTCAGGTTCACCTGTTACAAAAACATCAGATTTAACAAACGATGGTGAGGATGGTATTCATCCATTTATCACAATTGAGGATGTTCCAGCAGGTGGTTTAACTTCCGTAGGTTTAACAATGCCTGTTGCTTTTAGTGTTGCAAATAGTCCTTTGACTTCAGATGGTACAATAGCTGTTACGGGTGCGGGTACTTCATCACAATATATTCGAGGAGATGGTCAATTGGCAACTTTACCAAGTGGAGGTGGAGGAGGTTCATCTGTTAATTATTATTTGAATGGTTCGATTGCTGCATCAGTAGCTACTTACAAACAATTAAGTAATACGGCAGTAATTGGAGTTGGAACAGACTTTTCTTTAACGGGCAATGGTTTAATTACTCAATTCTTAACGGATGTAGGTAACCCTAATAGAATTGAAATACCGGGTGGGGCTTGGAATTTTGAAATGTGGTTTAGTATGTCTTCTAGTGGCGGTACACCAAAGTTTTATGTTGAGTTATTGAAATATAACGGAACAACATTTACGAGTATTGCAAATAGTTCAGCAGTTCCTGAAACAATAACAGGAGGCACAAGCATTGATTTATATTTAACTTCATTAGCAGTACCTACAACAACTTTATTAAGTACAGATAGATTAGCTATTAGAGTTTATATAGTTAATAATAGTGGAGGCAGAACAGCTACTTTACATACTGAAGATAATCATTTATGTGAAATACTAACTACATTTTCGGGAGGCGTAACTTCATTAAATGGATTAACTGCAAATACGCAATATTTATCGGTTGGTACAACAGGAACAGACTTTAATATTAATAGTTTAGTTGAAACGCATACTTTTAATTTACCAACTGCAAGTGCTACAAATAGAGGTGCGTTAAGCACTACTGATTGGACTGCATTTAATGGTAAATTTACTTTACCTGCCCTTACTTCAGGTTCAGTATTGTTTTCAAATGGTACGACTATAGCACAAGATAATGCGAATTTCTTTTTTGATGACACGAATAATAGATTAGGGATTGGGACGAATACACCTGCTTATGTATTAGATGTAAACGGAGATTTTAGAGTTTCAACAAATGCGTCAACAAAAGGGATTGTAATTACATCGACAGTATTAGGTAATGCGGGGAATTTTACTATTTTACCAAATGCAACGCCTGTTGGTGGCGCGGGTGATTTTACGATTTCAACGAATAGCGGTGCGAGGTTATTTATAGGGGCAAATTATCAAACAATTATAAACAGCACACAGGGTTTATCTATAACAGCAGGTTTAATAGTTGGAAACAATATTTCCGTTTCAGGCGGTAGCGGGGTAAATACTTTTAGAGGGCTGTCTAATACTTTTTATTCAGGTAGCAATACAGATAGTAAATTATATTTAGGGGTAAGCAATAGTTCAAGTGAGCGAAAAACTTTGTTATTGTCAAAAGCTCTTGGAAGTTATGGTTTAAGTGATTTATATTTTTGTTTAAATTCAGTTGTTGACAATACGGACGCGAGTTTGTCCGATTCAAAAGTTGTATTTAAAAATAACGGTAACGTATTAATAAACACCACAACAGACAACGGTGGTAAACTTCAAATCAAAGCACCTGGAGCATTATCAACTGACATAGCTTTACGAGTTAGGAATAGTGCTGATAGTGCTGATATTATAAAAACAACAGGAAACGGAGTTACTGTAACAGGATATTTAGGCATTTCAGCAGATACGGTAGGAGCGGCTGTAACACTAGGTGGAACTAATGTATTACAAGTTGGAAATTCAATTGCTACAGACCAATTTATGGTGATTGATTCTGTTTCAGGAAGTAAAAGAGGAATTAAATTTAGCAATCAGAATGCCGTTAGAATGGCATTAATCCAAGACATTGATAAATTACAAATTGGTAATTTTGCAAGCGCTACTTTTTTACCTCACGTTACTTTTGATTATACCACAGCAAACACAGGTATAGGAACAATAACACCAACTGCTAAATTACATATCAAAGCACCGGGAGCGTTATCAACTGACATAGCTTTAAGAGTTAGGAATAGTGCTGATACAGGAGATTTGTTAAGCCTTAATGGTTTTAATGGAGGACTTTTAAGACAAGGTGGTGGAGTTGGAAATATAACTTACGGAGTTGACATAGCAGGAATGTTAGAAGTTGGTTCAAATGCTTATTTAAGAGGGGTTAATTATATGAATGCAGGAGCATTGATAGGCGGAAATGCATCACAAGATGCTTCATCATTATTAGAAGTAAGAAGCACTACAAAAGGTTTCCTTCCTCCAAGAATGACAAACGCACAAAGAATTGCAATAGCTACTCCAGCAGTTGGTTTGATGGTTTATTGCACTGACGTAGTAGAAGGATTATATATTAACAAATCCACAGGGTGGACATTCATAATTTAAAATAAATAAAAATGGGATTATTAGTAAGTGCTACGGCAGAAAAAAAGATTTTAATTCAAGGTACAGCAATTGAATTGCCAAACGTGTATGTAAGACTTGAATACGCAGGTCGTGCAAACGGTGTAACGTTAGAAATAGCAGCTTCAACTTATGCAAGTCACGAAGCGTTTAAAGATGGAGCAGGTGCAATATTTACCGATGTACAACAAGGTGCGTTTTCTGTTGAATTAGTTGCTCCACAGATGCAAGATTTAGCAAGTGCAGAGTTATATTCTAAATTAGCTTTCGAGCAATTAGGTTATATAGTTGAGTAAAGAGCAATTTGATTTAATATTAAGTAAATGGATTTCACGCAAGTTATTAGTTTTTCTAATAGCTTGTGGGGGTTTATTTAGTGGTACATTAACCTCATCTGATTGGGTTGTTATTGCAACAGCATATATTGGAATTGAAGGAGTTACTAACATAGTTGAAAGATTAAAAAGATGATTAACAAGATTTTAGATTTAAAGAGTTCATTATTGACAGGTGGGTATTTAGTTTTTACTTTTACAAATGTAGATTCAGCAATGAAAGTATTCGCTTTTATAATTGCTACAGGTTATACAGCTCGTAGATGGTATTTATTAGAAAAAAACAATAAAGATGCGTCTGAATAATAGCGGTTATTTGCTTATATGTGAATTCGAAGGATTAAGTCTTAAACCTTATCTATGCCCTGCTAATATTCCTACAATTGGCTATGGAAATACTTTTTATTCCGATGGCTCAAAGGTAACTATGAACGATAAACCAATATCAAAATATATAGCTTTTGAGATGTTTAAAGTAATAGCTGATGACTTTGCAAAGAAGGTTTCTAAACTTATAACCTATCCTTTAAATCAAAATCAATTCAATGCCGTTGTAAGTTTTGCTTATAATGTTGGTATCAATTCATTTAAAAGTAGTACTTTGGTCAAAAAAATAAACATTAATGCTTTTGATCCAACGATAAAAGATGAATTTTTAAAGTGGAATAAGGCAAAAGGTAAGGTTTTAAACGGATTAACTAAACGCAGGGAATTAGAATCAGAAATATATTTTAAAAAATAAAAATTATGAGTTCAAGATTTAAAAAGTACGATCAGAGAATAAAAGAGATTTTAAACGAAAATTCAGAAATCAAAAATTTTGAAATCATAGACAAAGTTCAAAGCAGAACTTATAATCGAAATGATGCAAAAGCATTTTCAAAATATATTACAAGATTTAGAAAACGTTTTAATGAAGATTATCAAGGGGTTTTTGATGCAACCGATTCACTCGATATTGATAACATAAATGTTAAGCACCTTTGGGTTAAGAATAAACAAGCCTCGATATTTGTAAAAAATCCAAACTTTATTGAAAAAGAAATCGCAAATGTAAACCAATTGCGTGACGATTTAATTCAGGACCTTCAGCAATATGCACCGAAGTTCCCGAAATTGGAACGAATTGAAAATAAAGAGAGTTATTTATTAGTTATTGATCCAGCAGATATTCACATCGGTAAACTTTGCTCCGCTTTTGAAAGTGGGGAAACATATAACAATCAGGTTGCAGTTCAAAGAGTTTTGCAAGGTGTTACCGGAATACTTCAAAAGGTATCGAGCTTTAATATTGACAAAATTTTATTTATAGGTGGTAACGATATCTTACATACTGACAATCCAAGTCGAACAACAACATCAGGAACACCACAGGATACAGACGGAATGTGGCACAGTAATTTTTTAATAGCAAAGCAGTTGTATGTAGATGTATTAGAAATTCTTTTAGGGGTTGCCGATGTACATTTCACGTTTAATCCAAGTAATCACGATTATACAAACGGATTCTTTTTAGCTCAAGTAATAGAAACCTATTTTAAGGATTGCAAAAACATTACATTTGATACTACAATTGCACACCGCAAAGGATTTCAGTATTATAATAATCTAATTGGAACAACTCACGGTGATGGAGCGAAACAAATGGATCTTCCTTTGCTTATGGCAGTTGAATTTCCAATTGAGTGGTCTAAAACAAAGCACCGATATATATACACTCACCATGTACACCATAAAACAAGTAAAGATTATGCAGGAATTACAATAGAAAGCCTAAGAAGCCCAAGCGGAACAGACAGTTGGCACCATCGCAATGGCTACCAACACGCACCAAAAGCGGTAGAAGCTTTTTTACATTGTAAAAATCACGGACAAATTATGAGATTAACACATATTTTTTAAAACTATGAAAAAAATTATTACAATCCTTATTATATTGTTATTTGTAAGTTGTGGAACACGCAAAGTGAACAAAAGTAATACTGAAACCACATTAAAAAGCGAAATATCGGTTGTTGATTCAACAAGGACCGAAACAAAAACGTACACAAGTACCGAAGTAATCGCTGATGACTTTGAAATTACACCAGTTGATACTTTGAAAATGCTCGTGATTATAGATTCGCAAGGTAAAAAGACTTCGTACTTAAATGCTAGAATAACTAAAAGACACGAAATAAGCCGAAATAAGACACTTAAAAATGAATTAGTACAAAGTAATATAAAAAGTAATTTAAAAGCCGTAAAACAAACGAAACAAGCCATAAAACAAATAGAACGCAAAGAAAGTATTATCACCTCACTTTGGTGGCTTTGGATCATTATACTTTTAATTATTGTTTATTATATTAGTAGAAAATTTCAGTTATAAAATAGCGTTTTAGTGGAAAATTATACGCAAATACCCGTAATTATCCGTAAATACCTATAATTCATTATTTAGAATTAATATAAATTAGACTTATTTTTAATTTATTGTTTGTATATTAATTTATTGTTATATATTTGCTGAAGTATTAACAACTAAAACAAATAAAATGAAACAAAATTTAAAAGACATCGCAGCAGCATTACTATTTATGTTCGCATTTGGAATGATTTATTTAACCTTAACAAATTTATTATAATGAGAAATTTATTAGCAAAATTGAAACCTGAATATTTGGAATTACTAAACGAAGGGCAAAAGAAATTTCCTTTTTTAGTTGATAAGATTAAATCCGAATTAACCGAAAAATATTTTTATGTAGATTTGACAGTTTCAAACGCATATCAATTGACTTTGATGTGTAATGTTAATTTTGGAATTAGTGAGCTTCATTTTTTATTTTCAAAAGATGAGTAATTATATCCCCGATCCGAACGAAGACAGAAATGCAATAGTTGCGTTTTTAGTATTAATAATTATTTTAATCATTTTACTTTTATGAGCAATGAAAGAAACGCTGGAAGGAAAACAAAATTTCAGGAAGGAACACAAACAAAGATCCTGCACAAATTAATTCCAATAGAAGCTGAAGAACTAATCAAACAACAAATTAATAAAACATTAGAAAAATGGATAAGAAAGTAAATATTAAGGAAATCAAAAAATTTGATAAATGGATGCGTAAAGTAGTGCAATCCATTTACTACTCAAACAACGAACAAATGCGTAACGCATATCAAAAAATTAATTAAGATGGGAGCAAATGCAGTTTTATTTTTAGAAAATTCCGAAGAGTTGGCATCAATGTACGAACCAACATTCACAAAAAAAGATGCAATCCTAACAGGAAAGCGAATGGTTGATAATGTTATCGAATCAGGCAACATCGACAAACATCAATTTATGGCTCAATTATGCCGTTTAAAAGAGGTTGTCAATTCAGCTGATAGCGAAATGCGTAAATGGTTACCGGAGGAGAAAGTCACGATTTTAGGTGTTGAATTCACTCCAGTAAACGGAGGCAATACTATTGACTATTCGGAAGATCCGATTTATTGCCAACTCAAAGCCGATTTAGATGCTCGTGTTGAATTACTTAAGTTAGCACAAAAACAAAGCATAATCGATTCGTACGGAAACGATGTGCCAAAAGTTGGAACAACTCCAAGAAAAAACTCAATAACTTTAAAATTTTAATCGATGAAATCAAAGCAATCACCGAGAGCAAGAATTAATCGAGTAATAAAGTTTTATTATAATCGTGGGATCAATTCCGAAAGAGTGAATAATCTTTACAGAAAAATATTAGCAAATGAATTTAACAAAAATCAATAATTTAAACCGCAAAATGTTAGCACTTGAATACTACTTTATTTTTCAAAATAATGGTATTAAATCAGTTGCTATGGATTTAGGTATTTGTTATAACACAATGTTGAAAATGGTAAATGATTATAAAAAAAATGATGGATTTATTATTAAATCTAAATTATAATTACTATATTTGATAAATCATAATACCGATGCAAGGGGTGGGCATCTTAATTTCACTCCATAAATAAATTAAATTATGAGTACAATTTCAAACCGCAGACAAGCGTTTGCACAACCACAGACAAATCCAGCTACAAAATTCATTGACTGGAAATCAAACGACAAATGTTTCAGTTTTTACGATCGTGAAAATGCAACAAATGTATTAATCCCTTTACCTTTTAAATTCTTGGTCCTCGATGAGCTTCACACCGTTAAAGGTTGGAACGATGCCAGTTCAAGTCAAATCAATTCTAATGAGGTGAAATTTATATCTCGTGATGAAATGACTGTTAAACCTTTCAAAGGAAACGAGATTGCAAAAGGTCTTTATAAAGACATCAAAGAAAAGGTAAAAGCTGCTGGAGGGCATTACGTGAAATCAGTTTACATAATGTTGGAAGATGGATCAATTGCAAACTTGCAATTAAAAGGAGCAGCGTGTCAGGCTTATGGTGATTTTACCGCTAAAACACGCTCAAGGTTATCCGATGAATGGGTTGAGGTAGCAAAAGCCGTAGAAGGTAAAAAAGGGGCAGTAAAATACACAACTCCGGAATTTAAGTTTGAGAAATGTTTAAGCGATTCACAGGCTGATTTGGCTGATGAGGCATTTAATACATTAGAGGCTTATTTAAAGACGTATTTAACCAAAGCGGTTGTTGAAGTTGCAGAGGTTGAAGATATTGAAGAGGATGATTTAGATTTTTAAAATTTGTTTTTGGTTAATAGTTGGAAAGCCTCACTTGAAAAAGTGGGGTTTTTTTATTTAATAGTACACATTTTTAGTGTTTCTATATACCCCCTTTGCTGAAGTGTTTTTAATTTAATAGGGGGGGGTGCTTTTTACGAAAAAATGTGTACTATGTGTACTATTTAAAAAAATATTAAAAAAAGTTTGTGTATTAAAAATAAAAAATTATCTTTGCTATTAACTACGACAATATAAGAAAACATTATAAAAAGGGATAATGAAACCAGTGTCGTAGTTGGTGGATTTATCCCTTTTAACTTTAAAAAAAAACTATGACAGTATCAGTATTTAAGGATTTGTACAAATCAACTGATGTTCCTTTTCACGTTTCAATTGATAAAATTATCAATAGGATTAAAAAAGGAGCTTCAAAGGAATTAGTTGAATCAATCAGAAATGGTGCAAAGGATCAAAAGACAAAATTACCTTGTATTTTATTTGCAGGGATTTTTAATGAGCGTAATTCAAATTCACTCCAAGAGCATTCCGGATTGATGGTGGTGGATTTTGATAAGTATCCTAATCAGGAAACAATGCTCCAGCACTTGGAACTATTAAAAGAAAATAAACATTTTTGTTTATTATTTATCAGTCCTTCAGGAAATGGAATAAAAGGGGTTTTAAAGGTATCAAATGAATTAACGAAGGAAACACATCCAAAAGTATTTAAAGAGTTCCAAAAGCAGTTTAAATACGATTATTTTGATATTGCGAACTCAAATGTGGATCGTGTTTGTTTCGAATCTTACGATCCAAATATTTATGTTAATTTAGAAGCTGAATTATTTAATCCATCTCTGAAAGATGAAGGATTTAATGTATCAGAGAAAACTCCAGTATTGCCAATAACCGATGAAGATAAAATCATTGCTAAAATAATGGATTGGAATTGGTCCAAAGATTTTAGAGAAGGAGAGCGGAACGCTTTTATATTTGATTTAGCAGGTGCGTTTTGTGAATATGGAATAAGTCAGGCAACAGCTGAAGGTTATATTTTAAACAATGTTGTAATAGGTGACTTTTCAGAAAACGAAGCTAAAACAACAATCAAATCAGCCTATAAAAAACGGAGCTTTGATATTAAGTATTTTGAGAATTATACAAAGATTGATTCTATAAAAGTAGATTTAAAAAAAGGCAAGAAGGAAGTAATAGAGAAATACGGTATTACGGAGGATACATTCAACGAAATAAAGGAAGCATCCGAACACGAAGACTTTTGGCATTATACCGACAAAAATAAAATTGGAATTGATCACTTAAAATTCAAAGCATTTTTAGAGCGAAACGGATTTAAAAAGTATTTTCAATCTGATGCACAAAAGGCGACGTGGATTTTTATCAGTTCCAATAAAGTAGTGGAAACATCAACCGAAAAAATTAAAGATTTTGTTTTAAATTATTTAATAGAACGCAAGGTGCTGGATGTTTGGAATTATTGTGCATCTTATCAAAACCTATTTTCAGAGAATTATTTGTCAATGATTGATTCAGTTGAATTGATGATGTTAAAAGATACCAAATTTAAATCCTTTATAGCTTTTGAAAATGGTATTTTAGAAGTCACAAAGGATTCAATTAAATTAATTGATTACATAGATGTTGATGGTTACGTTTGGAAGTCACAAATTATTCAAAGGGATTTCAATGCTTCGGATAATTTTAAAAATGAATACCAAACTTTTATAAATAATATCAGCAGCAATGAACCAATTGCAATTGAGTGCGTTATTGGTTACCTTTTAAGCACCTATAAAAACAAAATGAATAACAAAGCCATTATCTTAAATGATGAGGTTATATCTGAAAATCCTGAAGGTGGAACAGGTAAAGGTTTATTTGTTCAGGGATTAAAACAAATCAGAAAAGTAAGTATTTTAGATGGTAAGAGTTTTGATGATAAAAAATCATTTCCTTATCAGACAGTATCTCCAGAAACACAAATATTGGTATTTGATGATGTCAAGAAAAACTTTGACTTTGAGAGTAAATTTAGTTTAGTTACTGAAGGAATGACATTGGAACGCAAAAACAAAGATGCAATTAAATTGAAAGTCGAGGAAAGTCCTAAAATGATATTGAGTACAAATTACGCAATTAAAGGCGAGGGTAACTCACACGATAGGAGAAGGCACGAAATTGAATTTGCACAATTTTACGGCAAGGCATTAACACCTTACGATGAATTTGATCGTCAGTTATTTGATGACTGGGATGAGGTTGATTTCCATAAGTTTGATAATTATATGATTAATTGCCTTCAGTCTTATTTGAAACTCGGATTGGTTTCACAAAATGCCAAAAATATTAAGATGCGAAAATTCATTGCTGAAACCTCGATGGAGTTTTTAGAATGGATTAAAGACAAAGATAATGTGGTTCATAACGACAGACTTGAAAAATCATTATATTTCAATAATTTTATAAATGATTATCAGGATTATAAAAGATGGCTTACGAATAAGAAATTTAATATTTGGGTGCAGAAGTATTGCAATTTTATAGGAGCTGAATATTTGGAAGGAAACACCAACGGGATGAGATGGTTTACAATTAAAACAGGTCAACTTAATGAGGTTGACGATATAGCTTTTTAATATGAAATTAAGACCATATCAGGAGAAACTTTCAGCTCAAGGAGTTGAAATTCTTAAACATAAAAAAATTATTTATTATTGCTGTGAGGTGAGAACAGGTAAGACAGCAATAGCTTTAGAAACCTGCAGACTTTATGGAGCTAAAAAAGTTCTTTTTATAACCAAGAAAAAAGCAATTTCAAGTATTGAGCAAGATCATTTTAATTTTGGATTTGATTTTAAAATTGTAATTATTAACGACCAAAGTTTACATAAGATTTTAGATACTGATTTTGATTTAATCATTTCAGATGAGCATCACAAATATGGTGCATTCCCAAAGCCGAACAAAGTTGCGGTACTATTTAAAAAACGATATTCAAAACTGCCAATGATTTTCTTATCAGGTACACCAACTCCCGAGAGTCACTCGCAATGGTTTCACCAATTTTGGGTATCGGATCACTCACCATTTAAACAATATACCAATTTTTACAAATGGGCGGTTGATTATGTGGATATAAAACAACGGAACATCGGTTATGCGGTAATAAAAGATTACAGCACCGCAAATGAGCAGTTAATACGAAGAGCCACACAGCACTATATTATAACTTTCACACAAGCTCAAGCGGGTTTCACCACATCAGTCAAAGAGATGGTACTTGAATGCGAGATGCTACCAATTACAAAGTTAATAATTGACAAACTCAAAAAGGATTTGGTAGTAAAAAACGCTGAAGGACAGGTTATTTTAGGGGATTCTGGAGTCAAACTTATGGGAAAGATACACCAACTAAGCTCCGGTACTTGTAAATTTGAGGATGGAACGAGTAAAGTAATTGATAAGACAAAGGCTTTTTTTATACTCGAAAGATTTACAGGAGTAAAAATTGCGATTTTTTACAAGTTCAAAGAGGAATGGAATGCCTTGCTTTCAGTTTTTGGTGCAGAAAACTTGACAAACGATGTTGAGGAATTCGACAATTCAGACAAATGTATAGCTTTGCAAATTGTTTCAGGTCGTGAAGGAATCAGTCTTAAAAACGCAAAGTATTTGGTTTATTATAATATCGATTTTAGTGCCACGAGTTACTGGCAATCCCGCGCAAGGCTCACAACAAAAGATCGTTTAAATAACGAAGTTTTTTGGATATTTAGTAAGGGAGGCATCGAAATGGACATTTATAAAACAGTACTCAAAAAAAAGGATTATACACTAAAAACATTTAAAGAAAATGAACGTACTATCACTATTTAACGGAATGAACACAGGCCGTCAAGCCTTACAAAATATCGGAATTAAAGTTAATAAATACTATTCAAGTGAAATCAAACCCTACGCAATAGAATTAACTCAACACCATTTTCCCGATACGATACAAGTCGGAGATGTAACCAAGTGGAGAGAATGGGATATTGATTGGCAAACTATTGATTTAGTTTTAAGCGGTTCGCCTTGTCAGGATTTAAGTGCAGCTGGTAAACGTGCTGGGATAAATGGAAGTAAATCTTCTTTGTTTTTTGTATTTGTTGAAATATTAGAACACATAAAATCATTAAACCCTAAAGTTTTATTTTTACAAGAGAATGTAGGTAGTGCATCAAAGTTAGATGTTGGAATTATGTCAAGGGCATTAGGTGTTTATCCAGTAAGAATAAATAGTAGTTTAGTAACTGCTCAATTAAGGGATAGATATTATTGGAGTAATATAAGAACAAAAGAAGATGGTATGTTTGGTGATATTATAACAGATATACCACAGCCAAAAGATAAAGGAATAATGTTTAAAGATATTATAACTGATGGAAATGTTAAAAGAATTAAATCAAAAACTTTATTAGAACAAACTGAAAAAGCATTTGGGCATAAAAACAAATATTCTAAAAAAGCTCAAGAATATATAAAAAGTAGAGAAAAATTTGGTGCTAGTTTAGTTTTTGTGGATAGAGATAAAGCATTAGCATTATTAGAAAGTGAAAGTAGAGTTTGCACAAGTCAAGAAAGTATTAAAAAAAGAGCTAAAAGACAATTTATAAATATAATTTATGATGGAGATTTAGTAAGAACAGTAAACAAAATTGAAATGTGTAGATTACAAGGTTTCCCTGATGGATATACTTCTATTTTATCAAAATCAAAAGCAGGATCACTTTTAGGCGATGGTTGGACTTTGCCAATAATTGAACATATTTTTTCATTTATTGTTGCAGATTAAAAAAACATTTGTATATTTGTTCAACCGCCAAAGTGAAAACATTAACAATCCTTCTCTTTTGTACTTGGCGGTATCAATCGAGAGGGGTTTATTTTTTAAAATTATGAAGGAAAAATTTTTTGAATATTTAGAATTTTTATTCTATTTATTAGGTGGATTAGGTTTTTGGTTTATAGTAATACATTTTTTACACAAATACTGGTAATTATGAGTAAAGAAAATTTTAAAGAAAAATATATAAATCCATTTGTCAAAAACAAATACGATTCAAATGGAGTGACTAAACCAATTCAATATCAAATCGGTATCGATACATTTGAGCGATCCGAGAGCAATTTATCAAAGCAGGAAATTATCGCAATATGTAAATTCAACATTGACAAATACTGCTGGAGGAAAAAAGACCAAGACAAAGAGGATTTTAAAAAAATTATTGATTATGCAAATTGGGCAATCAGATTACTTAACAATTAAAAACCAATCAATTGGATTACATTTTAATCCACAGGTTGGACCAAACGGCAGAGAGTTCAAATTATTTGGAACTCGTAAGAATGAAGACCTTCCTGAAAAATGGATTGGAAGTAGTTACAAATGGCATTGGATTTATTCTTTTATTTATTTGGATGATGATAATGTCTTTGAACTTGAATTTGATTATAACGATAACTTTGTAAAGAAATTGTCTCCGACATTTATGTCGGTGAGATAAATATTAAACCTTATGACACCAAAAGAAAAAGCTTGGAAGTTAATGGACCAATGTATAAAGTTTCATAGAAATGGAATATATAATCAAGTTCATGAAGATATTGCTAAACAATATGCATTAATGATTGTAGATGAGATATTAAAACTTGATTTACAAGAAATATATATGAATTATGATTATTGGATTGAAGTTAAACAAGAAATAGAAAAACTATGACAAAGCAAGGACTTAGACAAATCATTCGTCAGGAATGGTTGAAGTACGATGAGAATCCTTTTTTATATGAAACCGCTTTTGAGGATGGTTTTTTAAAAGGCTATGAGTTGGGAGTTGATTTTGATATGATGCAAAAATTCGCAGAGTTT